CTCTTTGATTCCGTTGATGCTTCGCTCTGTAATAAGCAGAGGTCGAGAGCGGAGGAAGTCGATACCACTCCGCACCGAGTCCGGGCCTTTCCTTGCCGGGTGGATGTTGAAGCCGTGCCCGTGTATCTCGTCGATACTTTTCGGCTCTGCGGAGTCGGCTACGATCATAGCCTTGCCTATCTCCTCGCTCCGTAGCGTCTGTGCGATGGCCGCGTTGGTGAGGCCTGTGGCATAGCATACCTCGTCGAGACAGAATCCGTGGCCGTCGGTATAGACCTTTACAATCGCGGTGGGGTCGTTGGTGTATCCGAAGTCGAGTCCAAGGCAGAGGAGCTTCCATCCGTCGGGGACTTGGGGTACTGTCTTCCAATGCGTGAGAATAGTGGAGCGGGAGACGCCGCGCTCGCCCAGTCCGTAAACCCTCCAGTAGTCGGGGTCGGCTTCTTGTAGTCGTTCAATCTCTTGAACGGTGCTCTCGGGAAGGTAGGGGTTGTCTTTGTAGGTTGTTTGGAAGAACTCATGGTCGTCACGAGTAAGAACGTGGTCGTATATCCAATGGAACTCGTCGGAAGGGTTGTAGTCGATGATGGCTCTCCCCGTGGTGCGGAGCATAAGCTGCCTCCAATCTTCGAGGGTGAGCTCGTTGGCTTCGTTTACGAAGAGGATGTCCCTCTTGCGTCCCCTGACCTTCTGGGGCTGGTCTACTGAGATGAACTCCACGAGATTACCGAAGAGGATGTACGTGGCTTCGGATTTGTTGTGGAGTTCTACGTTGTAGATGTCCTCACGTTCGAGGATTTCAAAGAAGTCGCGCATGACCGACGCCCTGATCGCGGGAAAGGTCTTGCGAGCAATGGTGATGACCGCCCCGGAGTTCTCGTTGCGGTGGCACAGCTCTACGAGAGCCGTGAGGATAGAGTATGTCTTCCCGCTCCGCGTCCCTCCTTGGTGGACTTGAACCTTGGCCGGGCTGTTCTTGACGTGGTAGTATGTGGCGGGCTGTCTCAACTCACGGTGGAGTCGTCACCCGTAAACCACGAGAGCGGCTTCTTCTCGGCCACCTCTATCTCTTGACGCTCGATGTATCCTCGGACCTTTCCTTTGGTCTTCAAATAGAAGATGGTGGCGGCTGGGTTACCCTCGCTTATGAGTTTGTGCAGGTGGTGCTCTGCAAAGTCCAGGACCACCTCGGGCAGGTTGTCGCAAGCCTCCTTGTAGGCGGGGTCGTCCTTAAGCCAATTGTAATGGGTCTGACGTGAGATACCGACCGACTCGCAGGCCATCTTGACGATGCCGAGAGCCTTTGTGAGGGCCTCTACCATCGCTTTCTTTTTTGGGCTTAGCTTGTCCAACTCCGTCAAGGAATCATCTTGTCGCAGTGCTTGCATGGCTTAGGTTCGTTTGATTGTTCGGATGCTTCTGAATCGAAAGGTATTTCAAGTCCCCACTCTTGGAGCTCTTCGGCTTCCCACTCGTTGGCCAAGGTGTCCCAGTCCCATTCCCCGGCGGAGATATTGTCTTTAATCATAACCCGCTTTTGTTTCTCCTCGTCCCAGTCTACTACTACGCAGGGCACCGTCTGCCATCCCAATTCGACGCAGGCTCGGAGTCTTTGGTTGCCTGCTATAACCTCCCAATTTTTGTTGACTATCAGGGGGCGGGCCTCCATGAGCTCGGGGTCTTCCTGAATGGATTTTACGAGCTGGGCCATATTGTCCTTCCGTATAGCCCGAGGGTTACTCGGACTCGTCCTCAGCTTCTTGATCGCGGTACTGGTCGGCTGCATTGAGTATGTTTCTGAGGGTTTCTCGTATGTGGTAGTCATTGACGGCGAGGTTGAGGAGTATCTCCCAGCTCTCGACGTCTTTGTGGAAGACCCCAAAGGATGCGGTTTGATTTTGGACCCCAGAGGGGAGGATGACTTCGTCGGTCTTGGTCACCTTCATAGTGAAAACGAGGAAGTCGTCGCTCTCGTTGAGCATCCTTTTGACTTTGCGTAGGGTCATTCTGTACTTGATGTTTCTTTCCGCCTTTGTGGTGCGGATTCTGAATTAATGATGTGAAAATCCGTCAGGGTTTGCGCTAACTTTTGATATGGTTTGTCAAGGTACACCCTTACGTCTTGAAGTCACATCTTGTATTGTCATGCGTTCAGGAATTTGTGGTAGTTCTTGCGGTACCCTCTTTCAAGGTCGAGCAGCTCATTACAACGCCGCACCGAATATACGCTGGTCGTATGGTTGGCGCGTTGTAGGGCGTTCGAGATTTCGGGGAAGCTAAATCCGCAGTCCCGGAGGTACTTGCTTACCATGTGGCGGGTATCGGCTACGTGTCCTCGACGGTCGCGGGCGATGATGGTCCCCCAATCGAGTCCCATAGCTTCTACGCCTCTTCGTGCCCTTTCGAGGGCTACCCTCTTATCGTAGGTCTGGTCGTTGATGGCTCCAACGTTCAGCCAGATAGAAGGCGTTATTTTGAGCTCCATTGCTTGGCGCATACTGCTACTCTTTGGCGTTCGTTAGGATATTCTTCTTGCATCGTGTCGTCTTCCATACACCGGGTGATGAATTCGGACATAGTTTCGAGGGGTTCAGGCTTGGGAATCGGCATTGTCTACAAGTGTTTGAAGTTCATTCAGGAGTTTTTGGTTACAGGAGGAGCACGAGCCCGCCGCCTTACCTGCTCCGAGGTATTTGTTGGCCAGCATCGTAAGTTCTCCTGTGGTGCGGTATTGGTTGTCGCGAGTTAGAAACTCACGGATCTGTTCTACGTCTGCGCTCGTGACGGTGGCTTCCCACTTACCCAGCGGGCAAGAGGCGGTTTTGAGTTTTGTTTTGGCGGGCATATAGCACCCGCAGAGAGGGGAGTCGGTGAACGCTTCCGTTACGAGGGGGCCGCAGCTCTTCGTCTTCTGGACGTAGTGCTCGCACCCGACGCACGTGTTGAGGCGTTCAGCCCTTAGGTGAGCGTTGACGAATAACATCGCGGAGTTTCTTTTTCGATTGTGATATGCTTTCGTAGAAGACGGAGGAGTTGATGCCGGACTCACGTGAGAGCTCGGCCATGCTCCACCCGTCAAGATATAACTCTAAGACGGTTCTGTCAAACCATGAGAGATGATTTGCCATGAGTAGGGCTTCCTCCTTTCTTATGGCTTCTGCGAGGTCGTAGTTAGAGACGTGAGTGTATTCTGGTGCATCGGTTATCTGGTAGAGCTTGCGAAAGGTACCCGAGGAAAGATTCCACATACTTGTGTGGATATATCCGGGGAGGTTGTCGAGGATATTCTTGTTCTTTCTTAGGGCCTTGACGCACGAGAGGTAGGTGTGGTGCAGGAGGTCTGTGTGGTCGCGGTGCAGCCTCCGAGCCACCTGTAAGAGGTCGGAATAGTTTTCTACGAACCAGTCGTCAAAGACCTTTCGTGCTTCGCAGCTCATCGACTTTCCTCTTGTAGTGGTGGTAGAGTTGTTCCAGCTCGTCGCGTGTCCACTTGCGTGTCTGCTTCGAGGCGATCATAAGGTCTTCGGCTGTGCCGTCACCGTACAATCGGTCCAGCTCGATGGAGAACTTGTACTGCTCCCCCGAGCGGAAGCCGTTGCACCTCTTGCATTGGAACTGGACATTCTTCTCGTCCCAGCGCGTACTCATGCAGGCCCGGCTCATAAAGTGCCCGGCGTCGACCTCACCCCAGAAGCGGGAGGCCCCGCACGTGAAGCACTCACCCATCCCCCTGTGGTCCGCTGCCCTCAGTCGGATGAATTGGCTGAACACCGTGTCCACCTTCTTCACCATCGCCGACCGAGTTTGGGTACTGGATGTGCTCCCACCGCCCATTCTTGACGGGGACTCGCTTGATGTCCTTCGCTTTTTGGAGTTCCTTGTTTTCCTCTGCACGGCGTTTCTGGTAGTTCTTGTAGAGGGCGTCGAGCTGGTCGTCGGAGAGGCGATCGGGAGCGTGCTTCTTGAGCTCGTTCCAGTTGCCCTCCCTCACCGCTGCTCTCTCTCCCTCGTACTGCTGAAATATATCGACAAGTTCGGGAAGTTTCAAACGCTCGTATCCGGGGCGGTATTCACCTGTTTTGAGGCGGTGCATGATGATAGCCCATTCTTCGAGCTTCAT